CAAAAATTACATTGTGTAGATTTTTGATATTAATACCTGTAGAAAATGTTCCATAAGATGCAACAATGATTGCGTTATTTTCGGATTCAGTAATCCTTCTTACGGACTCTCTATCATCTACATCCACACCACCATGAATAAAGAAGACTTGTCTTTTATCTTTTACACTATTATTTAGTAGATCATAAATAACCTGTCCATGGGTAGAAACCCTACTATAAAGAATTAGGGTATTACCTTTCAGATCTAATGCTAGATTTTTTATAAAATTATTGCGGCGTTCATGACCAATTAGATATTGTATTTCATCTTCATACGTGTCAAACTTCTGACCTTCATGATTCAAGATCAGAACTTTGATATTGAAACGAGAGAGATATCCTTGATTGATCAGTTCTTCTGTATTGATAATTTTTTGTGTAGGACCAAACAGTCCTTCTAATACCCACTTGTGAGTTTGTGTGCCATCTAATGTACCAGTAAATCCAACACGATATTTTGCGTTATGGCATTTTGTTAGGAGAGTTGTCAAAGACTTTGCTTTGAACTGGTGCGCTTCATCTCCTATAACTGCTGTGAAATTTTCAAAAAATGTTTTAGGGAGTTTATATACGCTTTGCCAGGTAGTGATGGTAACGGGGTGATCGGTTTGTTTTGTCCGTCCCGCATATATTTTGTGGCAATAAGACTCTGCATCCCATCCATAATCAATAAAATCTTTATACATTTGTTCCACAAGGCTGGTGGTTGGAACAATGATAAGAATTCTTTGTCCTGTTGATTCATAGTATCTCACCAAAGAATAAATCATCATCGACTTACCTGATGCGGTAGGTGAGATAATTAATTTTCTATTATTTTTGAGCGCCTGATATACTGCTTTGACTTGATAATCTCTTGGAGTGAACTGGGTAATAGATTCCATGAATCCCTTTACACCACGTTCTGTAATTAGTTCGTTTGACTCTAAAGCTTCTCCATAGTATTTGTTAGATTCAAACTTCATGTTGTAGTTCATTTCACTACACCATGTGATGACTCTATCTAACAAACCACAATAGATCTCTCCTGTATGTGGAGAGAATAGTCTGATCTTGCCATCCCAATGTTTGTTTCTATAGGATGGCATGAACACTGCTTCTGGCACATCAAAAGTGAAGTGATCAGATAGTTCGTATTTGATGTGTGGGTCGCATTCTATTCGTAGATATACTTCATTCTTTTTAGAAATAACTAATTCGCTCATCCGTATCCCAATGTAAGTTTCTGAAATTCAATCGCGTTTCTTATCTGCCATTGTCTATCTCGGATTTGAGTTAGAACCGATTCTAGAAAGAAACTAATCTGCTGATAATATTCAAATTTAAGTTGTGCCTTTTGTATCTTCTAGTCAGAATCTATATATCTATCTATATCACTTTTGAGAACCTTGAAATCAAAAGGTTCCTCAGTGTATACTTCTGGGTCTGCTTTACCTGTATAGTATTCCCAGCGTTCTCTTCTTACTTTCTTTAGATCCCACTCAGATTTTTTCTTGAGAAGATTGAATTCGTTATAGAGTTTTATATATTCACAGTGTAGAGAAGGAATTCTTTTTGACTCATCGCTGAGTTCGTCACCAAGAATGCAATCCTTCTCCCATTTGGATTGCAAAGTTTCAAGATTCATTTAATGTCGTAATAAAGGTATTTGAAGGATGCGTCAGCACTGAGGTATTGTACATCAGGATCATCTGCTCTGAATTCTAGAGTGGACAAACTGACGGGGAACAAGTCATAGAAAGTGACAGTTCTAGCAACATTATAACTGCTATTCAAAATTTGTAGAGAAGCATCAGATGTTTCAAAGTTCATATCTAGAGACATACCTTCTTTTAATCTCAAATTAGAAACCGTGCCTGAATAATATTTTGATTTTTGGTAAAGAGAATCCTTCTCTTCAAAATCATATTCATCGCGATTGACAGGAAACCCTAATGCGCGAATCCAATTATGGACCGCAATATAGTTTGTCATATCTTCATCCACCATGAAGCGTAGGGTGAAATCACCATAATACAATTCATCTCCAGGCACTGGAACGTTTCTCAGACTGGTTGCCTGAGTAGCACTATTCATGGAGATTTGTGGAATTGATGCAGCTTGAGAAAAGAAATCAATTTCTCTTGCCTTCAAAATAATAAAATTAAACCCTGTAGGCGAAAGAAGATTCCTATTCTGAATAGGATTTACCATAGCGATAACTATTTTCTATTATTTATGGGCATAAAAAAAGAGGGTCCGAAGACCCTCTTGATTGAGTTGTGAATGAATCACATGAGGTTGGTGACGCGGACGCGACGATAGTAGCGGTTTGCATTTGCAGCACCGATACCTGCGGTTGGCTGAGTAGCATCGTTGACAGCACCAGTTGCAAATGGGTTTGCCTGCATACCGTAACGAGTCTTGAATCCAATCTTGGGCTGGAAGGTGTCTTCGCCAACTGCACGAACCATCTGGAGAGGAACGTATGGGCAGTAGAAGAGACCTGCGTCATAAGGGTTGGATCCCTTGTAACCGACGACGAAGTACTGATCGTCGGAGAGGTTTGCCGAATATGGGTCGATGTAGACCTTGAACTTACCGTTGATGGTGCCAGCGAAGGTGCTGCCAGTGTCATCAACGTTGAGGTTAGCATTAAGTGCTGGAGTGTAGTCCAGAACGCCTGCCATGGTTAGAGCAGATGCAACGTCAGCGGAGCAGACGATGATGTTGCCCTTTCCTCTACGAGTTCTTTGTGCGATAGCGTTAGCTTCTCTTTCAACTTGGAACAGAAGTCCTTTGAACTTCTCAACCGACCAACGACCGTTGGAGTCAACGTCGAGGTCAAATGTTCCAGTGGAAGCAACGTTGTTCTGAGCACCTGCTTCTGCAGTCAGGTATACTGAACGAAGAACTTCGCGGTTGATCTCAGCGAGGATCTCAGTTGACAGAATGTTTGCCAACTCAGCCTCAGCATCGAGACCATGGATAGCGCGAAGATCCTGAGCAAGCTCAAGTGAGTACTCAGCTTTCAGAGCACGTGAACGAGCGGTAACAGCAACCTTCTCGATGCTGAATGCCATCTCGCGGAAGTTGGTGCCAGCACCATCACCCAGTGCTTCTGACTGTGAGGTGGTCATGCCTTGTGCATCACCAGTCAGTTCGTAGGTGCCTGTGTCATTAAGAACAGCAGGGTTTGAACCTTCAGCGTCGTTGTTAGCAGAGGAAGTTGCGGTTACGTCGTAACCAGCAGCACCGCCACCTGAATAACCAGCGTTAGGCTCATTGAACAGTGCCTTAGCGCCGTCTGGAGTAGCGTAACGTGAACGCATTGCGAAGATCAGTCCAGTAGGACCTGACATTGGCTGAACGCTTGCAATATCATAAGCGATCAGGTTAGGCATTGAACGACGGATCAGGGAGATCAGAACGGGATCAAAAGTTCTGACTGAACCTGAAGGGTCAGTTACGTTAGTAGGTGCCTCGGTAAGCATTTGCTGCTCACGGAGGAATTTCTCTTGGTTCTCAAGAAGAACGGCAGTAACTGCACGTCTGTGAGAATCTTTGATTTCTGGTAGTTCTTCATGCTTGAGGAGTGGTGACCACTTCTCTTGCAGCTGTTCTGACATGAACATTGGTTTTTCTCCTAGTCTTGTAGATGTTGTAAGGGATTGAACTAAAAATTATTTAGTAATAATTATTTCTGGAAACGTGAAACTGCGCGAAGGTAACGGTCCATCTGCGTAGATACTTCAACTTCCTCCGAGATCATTTCTTGTTCCTCTGACTGAACCTCAGGTACTTCAGATCTGAAGTATGACTCCTTCAACGATTCAATCTTTCCACGGTAGGTTTCTTCACTATCAAACTCAACACCTTCTGCAAGACCAAAGAGTTTATCTTTCTGCGTTTCGGTAAGTCCGCGAGCTACGTCATTGACGATAGACTCTGCAACAAGATCTCCCAGTCTATTATTCAGGGTGATATTCTTGTCGATTTGCTCGTTGAGTTTTCCTTCCATCTCATCAAGTTTTTCTACCATAATATCAAATGCATCATATTTATCTTCAGGGATGGTTACATAATGTTCTTCAAAAAGTCCCTTGAGACCTTCCATGAAGGACTCAGCGACTTCAGACTTGATACCTGACTCGATAGCCAGTGCGTTTTCTTCTGCCCACTCTTCTACAGCATACTGTAGGGTGGCGTCAACTTTTTCTGCTAGTTCTGCTTTTGCTTCTGCTAGCTCTTCTTCAAACTTAGCAGCATAATGCTCTTCTAGTTCTTCTTGAATTGCACGAACTTTTGAAGTAAGTGCTGCTTCAAAGATAACCTTTGCTTTATTTCTGAAATCTTCTGAGAGTTCTTCAGAACCAACAAGTGCGTCAACATCATCAGAGAAATCAACTTCCTCGTATGACATTCCTTTCTTGTTAGCAGTTGGCATACCTTCTGCTTTACCTGCCTTGGCGTTAACGGCAGTCTTGGATTGTGATCCACCAGCACTCTTCAACTTGGAAGAGTCATCAGTAGACTTGTAGTTTTGAGGAGTGGGACCACCAAGATCTTGGACCGCACCTAGTTGTGTACCAGGATCAGCCATTTTTTGCATGGACTCGGCAGGTTTTGCGGAAGCATTAACCTTGTCCTTTACTTGTTTAGGTGATTCCATTTCCTGTAGATTGTCAATAACCTGTTCAGACATTTTTGAAAGACTCCTTAAATTGGCAAAGATGTATTTCTATACTTATTTATAAATTATAATGTTTTCAAAAACTTTTCAAACGCGGCAACTTTCCGCTCTTGTAGATTGATAAGTGTTGCGTGATCAATCTCGTTTTTGATTTCTTGAATCTGACACTCTTTGAGAATGCCATTTTCCCAGACCCATTCTTTTCCTTCCATAATACCTTCAACGAAAGCATCGGGAGCGGAAGGATCAGCAACGATATCTGCTGCAGTGGCGAGCATAAAATCCTCACCAACAACTGAATAACCATTTTCTCTTCTTAGAGTACCCATGCCTCTAGAAGAAACTCCTAATTTTACCCCTTCATTGAGAAGGTTCTTGGCAATATTGCCCATAGGAGTCTCAAGGAGTTTTGCCCTTCCCATAAAATTTTTGCCTTCAGGAACAAGACTTACAATCTTATGTGAAACGCGATCTAGATTTACCGTAGGTCCATCAGGATGACCAAGTTCTCCAAGAGCACGATTAGTATTGATATACTTTTCGTTATAATTTTTTACTTCTTTATGTAAGGTATCGAAGGGATACATGCGACCATTACGGTTCTTGATGTCAGACTGGAGAAACACACCCTGAATATAGTGTGATTTCTTTCCACCCTCACTCTCTTCCGTAATAACCTCTACCTCTTCAATAGTCTCCGTTATCAGTTTCATCAGTTTGTTCCTCTTCGGGTTGGTCTAGTTCCTCGGTGTTTTCTTCATCATCAAAATCGTCCGACTCTACTTCAACCTCTTCTTCCGCATCAGCACCAACTACAGCACCAAAAACTTGTTTAGCGATAGTTTCTCTCTGTGCATCGATTTGGTCGAATGCTTTGTCAGACATCATTGATTTAATATGATCAACTGCCTTGGCACGATTCTCATCGTAAATGGCATTCATTAATTCATCCATTGTAATAATGATAATTCAGTATTATTTATATTTATCAGATAAGACCCTGACCCTCAGGTGGTTCTACTGCGGAAGCATTGATGTCTGGATCTTGTGGAACATCTCCTAATGCTGGATCTTCACCACCTTGCATTGCCATCATCTCTTCTTCAGAAGGTGGAATGATTCCTGCTTCTTTCTCTTTTTCAATTTGCTTATCCATCTCTACCATTTCTGAGTCAGTTTGACGAAGAACTTTAGAGCGAATATATTCAACTGAGAAATACTTACCAACATATGGATCAGCAGCAGCGGCAAGATTAATTCTTTCTTGAAGAATTTCCGCTTCTTTCAGTTCTGCAAAGTGATTATCATATAGATAATCAAATTGGATATACTCCTTCATATCCTCCCACTCTTCTGGGCTTGTAATGCCTTTCAGAATAAGTTGAGTTTTGAGCATATCAATAAAGATTTCGCTAAATTTTTTGCGAAGTCTTCCTACGAACTTAGTAAACTTGATCTCATCTCTCAGAATTTCTGAGGAACGACCAAGATTAAATCCACCATCAGCTTCTAATCTGGAAGTGGGAACGTTCAATGCTTGATAAAGTTTCTTTTGGAAATATTGAACATCGGAAAGTTCACCAAGATTCTGACCACCTGGTAGGGTTGTGATTTCAGTTCCACGACCACCTTCTCTACGTGGTAACCAGAAATCTTCCAGCATAGACATATGCTTTTTGTCGTCGCGAATCTCACCAGTGTTAGAATCGTACACTAGTTTGTTTCTATAGCGAGACATGACATCACGCAGATATTGTTCTGCCTTGACCTTAGGCAGATTGCCAACATCAATATAGAAAATTCTACGCTCTGGTGCGCGTGATAGTCTGTAAATAACAAGACTATCTTCAATCATTCTTAGTTGATTGACTGCCTTGATTGCCTTATGCAGATAGGAAAGAATTGATCCCTTGTTTGCATCTAGCAATCCAGAGTGAATATATGTGATTGCATCTTTTGCAATCTTGATACCACCCTGATTTGGTGTTGTAGAAAATGAATTTGTTTGGGTTTTAATGCCCTTGTTATTGTAGATAAAATACTCTATGGTAGCGCCATAATCATATTTTGCTGCAATATCATCTGTTGCTGCTAGAGGATCTTTTTTCTTAGATACTTCTTTGACCAGTTTGATTTTCTGTGGATCAATATATCTAACTTCGGTAATACCCTTTTGGGGGTCATCAAAATCGATAATTTTGTGGTAATACACTCTCCCGTCAATATACCAACGACGGAACATTTCATGGCATTTTTTATCAAAGTTGAGGAGTTTCTTGATATGCTCAAACTCTTCTCTGATAAGTTTCTTGACGGAATTACTTGCATCAAGATTTGATAGTTCAATCTGTACGGGACTATCGTACAGATCACTTACGATTGCTTCGTTAACAATATCTTCAATAGCACCATCTACCTCAGGATGTAATGCCATTTCACGATATCTTCTGAGCAATTCATGCTCATTTTTTCCACCGCCATCTAAATCGACGTAGTACCCATAGTGCCCTCCAGCAGCTATAGATACTACGCCGTCATCTTCATTAGGAGGAACGGGAGAAATCTTTTTAGACTTATCTCCGTCCCCCCTCCTGATTGAATATCCAAATAGTTCAGGCATCTCAAAAAGGTTTAACTAGTTCTGCTCCTATTATTTAGGATCAGAAATTAGCACCACCAACGGATTCTCCACCAAGTTCACCCTTCTCTGCTTGCCACCACTGAACCTGGAATTCAACTGTGAATTCTTCGATTGTATCGTTGGTGTCAAATGCAAGATCAATTTGTGAAACGTTTGTTGGGAAAATTCCAAAGAACTTATAACCTCTCAGGATTCTTTCTTGTCTATCGAGTTGATAAACAAATGCATCACTTTGATATGATGCTGGATCCTGTACACCGATGTTGGTGTAGTTGTTGTTGATTGAGTTGGACCATGCCTCCATTGCGGAACGAATTCTGAAGTCCGTATCATTGATGACGGTAACAGTCCAAGTATCAAAGGTTCTATCACCAGCAACTTTGAGCTGACGACCTCTAAAAGGAACTTCAACAACACCAAGGTTAGAAGCAGGAAGTGCTGCTGCCTTTACAAGGAATCTTGCACTTCTTTGAACTTCTGCTGCGGACTGAATGCCCACACCTTGAGGAAGATCTAGGACAACCTCAAACAGGTTTGGTCTGGCGCCACCACCTCTCAATCTTTCTTTGAATTTATTGATATTGACGTTAGCCGCGCCTCTTGTAACTTCTGCCATTGTTTTTCTCCGATGTTAATTAGAATGATTTATGAGAATTACTATCAAGCGCCTCGGTTCAGTGCGATAACTTCATCGAAGCTAACTCCCGTTCTAGTTGCAACAAATGTCAGAGTAATAAAGTTGATAGAACGTGCTGGTTTGATATAGATATCTGCTCTAAATTCATTAGAGTCAACAACCGATGCTGGGTTATTTGACTCATCACAAACAACCAGATAATCAGTGATTCCTCTTCTGGATTGAACATCGCGGAGATAAGGATCCACGATTTGAGTAAACAGTGTTCTAGTTACAACGTCGTTGAATTCAAAGAGTTGCGCTCTTGCTGCTCTTGCGATTGCCTTTTCAACAACCAAGAACAATTTACGAACGTTGATTCTATCAAATGCACTCTTGACTGAAAGTGCAGTCTTATCTCCAAAGAGAACTGTTCCTTCACCAGGGAAAGAAGCAACTGGGTTGATTCTAGAAGTATATAGTGTGTCTCTTTGAGACTTCTTAGGATTGAATGCAAGTTTGACAGCATTGCGTACATTTCCTCTGTTCAGACCAGCAGGTGAGAACCAAGGATCTGCAACGTTGGATGTATTGACCATCAGACCAGCAAGGTCTGCGTTCAGAGGAACGTAACGATATACATCGTTGAAGCGATCATACATGTACTTGTAACCACTATCAAATACAGTATAAGAAGAACTTCCTAACTGATTGAAGAATGATGTAATATTATTTAATTGAGTAGTAGCATTTGAAATACCTACCACTGCGGATCTGTATGGTGAGATAAATGCCATACAATCTTTTCTAGCATCAACAAGTGCAATCAAAGCCTTTGCCTTGGTGACTGCATCTTGGAAGCTTCCTCCTGCTGGACCTTGGATAACAAAATCAATATCAATTTCTTCAGTATCTTCAAACTCATTATATGCTGTCAGAACTTCACCAACTGAAGGTGATTGATCATCAGCACCACCAGCAAAAGTAAATGCTTGTGCTCCAATCAAATCATATGATAGAGTTGCTGAAGATGTTCCTTCATCGGTAGAACCGATCTCACCATTTGTATCTGCGTTTCCAGTTCCAGCAGAGTAATCAACTACAGTGTAGGTAGTTGACTTAGCGTAAATGTAATCAGAGTTTGCCTTGATTGCATCTACATAATAGTTGTTTTCTCCTTGTGGAGTTTTTGCTCCAGAGATCTTAGAAACATTCAGGAAAGTTTCTAAAATTGATCCAGGTGTTCCTGAAATTTTTCCGTCTCTATCATAAACAACGACGTGCATCTCATCATAACGTGCATACTTATCTGCAGCGTATTGTGAGGTTCCTGGTTTTCCAGCAATAGAGTACCACTTTTGTCCAGTGTATACGTCCTGAGAATCATACCAGTCATTAGCAGCGGAAACCGTTGCAACATTAGTCGTAGCATCAATAAATTCGTCACCAGCAATAACTGGTAGTGCAGGATATACGTTGGAGATAACTCCAAGAACGCTATTAGCAGCATCCCAAGAATATACTTGCATAGAAACTGGAGTTGATGCAGTGACACTTGCAACAACTGCTCCACCAGATGCTGTTGAGAGATCATCTCCAACAGAAACTGTTTGACCATTGCTGAATACTCTCAGTTCTGATCTTGCTTCATCAATACTAGAAATTGTACCAATTTGCTGAGTTCCGACATACAGAGAATTTCCATCAGCAAATCCAGTGGTGGTGCCCACACCCAACACTAAAAGATCTTCAATAGTATCTCCAACAGTAAAGGACAAACTAGTTCCAGTTACCGTTAATAGTTGATCTGCACCTCTGTCAATAACAGAAACACCAAGACTATTTCCTAATGTACCTGCAGTTCTAGAAGCAAACTTATAAGTTCCTGCTCCAGATGAAACCGTATCTTCCCAATGCTCAAAAGATCTGATTAGTTCAGCTGTTTGAGAATCGGTTACTGCGTTCTTTTGTGATGCGTCTTCTACTCTGATTACGTAAGCAATTCCGCCGTACTCTAAGTAGTTTGAAACTGAGAACCAATACTCGTAGTTGCTATCATTTGGTTTTCCGAAGATATCCAGAAGCTCAGATTCTGTGGTTACCAGTGTAGGAACACCGATAGGACCCTTCTCAAAAACACCTGCGATAGCGCCAAAGTTAATGAATGAAGGATCAATCCCACCTCTTGTAAAATCTTTCTCCTGAACTAATACGCCTGGAGAAGCTAACTTAGTTACCATTTTTTTGTCTCCCTAAGAAGTGTCATGATTGATAATCTAAAAATATTTATAATTTGCAGCTTCTTAGCGATATTCCCACATGTGTGCCATGTCACCATATTCATCTGTGTGCCATCTATCGCCATTGGCATCAACAAAAGAGTCTTCCTCTGTACCATCTAGAATAAATCCAAAAGGTGCCATATCTTGTTCTAGTTGATTCTTCTGCTCATCATATAAACGTTGCCTAACGTCTTGATCTGTTAGTTCCTTAAAATAATCTTGAGCAACTAACCAAGAGTAAATAACCAAACACATTGCAAGGTCATCATTACATCCTTCTTCCGCCTCAAAGGAATTGTGCTTTTGAATAAATGTCGTCAACTCACTGATGATTTCATAATCATTGAAGAAAAGTTTATCTTCCTCAATCAATGTTTTTAGATTTGAGCAACCAACCTTCTTCACTGCCTTTGACATCTTGACACCTAACTGTGTCTTAGTACCAGAAAATCCTTGACCTACAATCTGTCCTGCACGTCCGCGCATTGCACACATCAGAACGTTTTCATATTCCAAATCAAAATTAAGAATGGATGCAACTTGATCTCCAATATCATTTACCTCACACAATACCCATGAGTTGTTGTATGCTCTTGCGACATCATATATGATGCTTGGGAACAACATTGGCTTTACTTCATTGTTCCTATACTTTGCCACAATCTTATGTGGGTAAGAAGTAATATCAACCACAACAAATGCGGAGTAGTCGATACCGACACCCCGCGCTACGTCAACAGTGATTACATAATCCCTGTCTTTCTGTGGATCTTCGTATACATCAAACCCTTTGTTTCTCTTCTTGGGTGATTCGTATACTAGTGATTTTAGTTTTGCTGCACTGATAAGAGTATCAACAGATCCTAGAAACTCACATTCAAACTCTGCTTTGAATTGTGTCTCAGATGTGTTAGCAATCGTTTGTTCTTTCCATACATCATCTCTACCTGGGACTTCAGACCAATGAACATCGGTAGGGACATACTCATTCTTTCCTCTTTCCGCATCGTGCCACATGCGGTAGAAGTGATTCATACCCTTGGGGGTAGAAACAATAATTACCTTTGTAGACTTACCTGACGAGATAGTAGGATAAACACTGGCAAAGAAGTCATCAGCAATGTGATTCGGGATGAATGCGAACTCGTCCAAAAAGATGACATTATAGGAGCCACCACGGACAGCAGATGCAGAAGTAGATGCGGCGATAATTTTTGATCCATTCTCCAACTCCATGGAGCCTTTATTATATACTAGAATACCCTGCTGCATCCACTTTGGCAAGTTTTCGTATGCAAGTTGTAACCTACCGAGAAGATCCCTAGCAGTAGATGCTTTGTTAGCAAGGATTGCTACATTAACATTATCATTGAAAACAATATAATGTAGAAGATAAGACACACACGTTGTAGACTTACCCGTCTGGCGTGGCATCTTGCAGATGTTGAATCTGTTGTTGTGAAAATTGTTTACAAGTTTTTCCTGAAAAGGATACATCTTGAAAGGAACAAGACCTTCATCAAGAGAAACAATTTTAATATAGTTTAGTGCAAAATAAACTGGATCGCTTTTGCATTTGATAAACTCTTCAATCTTTTCTGGCGTCCAATCAATCTGGACATTTGCTTTTTTTAGATTGGGATTACCAAGATATATTCCATCAGTCATAAAAATAAAAAATCAAGTAGTAATTGGGTTGTTGTCCTTATCGTGTCTTTGATATGGTTGTGGAGTTCTGGGGCTGTTGTCTGAATTTCTTGCCTGGTATGTGCCAGGAGTTCTCACAGTATTATCTTTATTTCTTGGAACGTAATCTGCATTATAATCTCTGTAAGTCACAGTGCTCCAACCCTCAGTACCAGAAAACTGATTAACAGTTGTAAATCCTGGTTGAGGATCATCTGGATCGTTGTTAGTGTCGCGTCTGACGTAGTTAGTGTTTGCCATTTTAGTTATCTACAAGGATCAAATCAAAAGTAGCACCACCACCCATAGTATTACCAGAGATTGCTTGAACTTCTAAATCAGTTTTTTCTTCAAACCTCAAAGGAACTGGGTAGTCATAATTCATAGGTGTAGCAAATGTTCCTAGTTGTGCTTTGGTGTTGAATGCTCCACCAAAAGGTCTTACTACAAATCTAAAGATACAATCTTTCTGCTTATCAACAGAACATTGGAGTTTCATAAGGTAGGCAGTTTTGCCAGCAGGAACGGTATAAACTGACATTAGCGTTTGTCCTGCTCCTGCTAAAATAAATGCTCTATCAGCACTATCAACTGATACGGAAATCTGACCTACATTTGTTGTTTGTCCTGCTGCTGGTGTCTTTACAAATGCTCTAAAGATACGAATAAAATTTACTGCTCCAGGTGTTCCAATAGTGAGGTCTTCTGAAACATCATTATAATTTTCATCCAATCCAGATACCGTGATTACAGCACCAGCATCACTACCACTTCCTGAAGTTACTGTTGCTGGTCCAGCAGTTCCAATATATGGATATGCTGTAGTTCCGTCCCAGATTGCTTGATATGTAGAAGCAAATGATGTTCTATATCCAAA